CAAGGGTGTATTCTACACAATCTTTTGACCTCATTTTCTGTAGATTTAGCCGCTTGCTATCTCCTCCGTTTAGAGTTAATATGGTTACAACGAAAGGAAAAAAAGCCCGAAATTACGGAGGAAAACATTATGAACGCTAAAACAGAAAGACAGATTGAAAACCTGAAAAAGCAGACCATCGGCGTGGAGATTGAGATGAACCACATCACCAGAGAACGAGCTGCCAAACTTGCCGCCGACCATTTCGGCACAGGCAGATACGAATACACCGCCAGCCGAAACGGCTACAGCACTTGGTCGGCATGGGATGCACAGGGCAGAGAATGGAAATTCCAGAAAGACGTCAGCATTGCAGGATGCGATGCCGAAAAGTGTGAACTGGTCACGCCGATTCTGAAATACGAGGACATTGAAACCTTGCAGGAACTGGTAAGAAAGCTTCGCAAAGCCGGAGCAATCAGCCATGCAGGCATCGGAGCCGGAGTACACATTCACATCGGTGCCAGCGGACACACACCGCAAACCCTGCGAAACCTCGCCAACCTGATGGCGAGCCACGAACGGCTGATTGCAGATGCCCTGAAAATCGACCAAGGCAGAATGAACCGATATTGCAGAACGGTCAATCCCCAATTCATCGAACAGCTGAACCGAAAAAAGCCCACCAACATGGCACAGTTCGCAGACATCTGGTATACGGCGAACGGGGCAAATTACGGCAGAAATCAACACTACAACGACAGCCGATACCACATGCTGAACTATCACGCAACTTTTACAAAAGGCACAATTGAATTCCGGTTATTTCAATTCGACAAGCCTGCCAACGACAGGAAAAACGGACTTCATGCCGGACAGCTGAAAAGCTACATACAACTTTGCCTTGCCCTTTCCGAAATGGCAAAGGGACTGCGAACCGCCAGCCCGAAACCACAGCAAATGGAAAATCCGAAATTCGCCATGCGAACATGGCTGATTCGGCTGGGGCTGGTTGGCGAGGAATTCTCCACTGCGAGAAATTTTCTTACCAAGAACCTTGATGGCGATGCCGCTTTCCGGTTCGGCAGATAAAGGGACAGCCTTTTGCTACCAGCTACACCAGACCGCTTCGGCGGTCTTATGGTGGTGAAAGGGTATCCCTTTCAGAAAGGATTTGATTGCATGAAAAAGTTTTACCTTGCCTATGGCAGCAATCTGAACGTGAAACAGATGCAGTTCCGCTGTCCGAATGCCAGAATTGTGGGGACTGCGGAGATTCCAAATTACCAGCTGCTGTTCAAAGGCAGCAAGATCGGCTCCTATCTGACCATCGAACCTAAGCAGGGCTGTACCGTTCCGGCGGCAGTCTGGTCGGTGTCGGAACGAGATGAACTTGCCCTTGACCGCTATGAGGGGTATCCCCATTTCTACTACAAAACGGAACTGGAACTTCCTCTTGCAGAAACTGGGAAAAAGCTGACCGCCTTTGTGTACATCATGCACGAGCAACGGAAACTGGGCATTCCCACTTCTGCCTACATCCGCACCTGTGTGGACGGATACCGCCAGTTCGGCTTTGACCTGAAACACCTGCGGAAAGCCATGGACATCAGCGAACGGGAGGTGTACCACCATGAAAACGGATAAGTCAGTTTCGGCAGTCTGCCCACTCTGCGGAAAACCCTACTCCGGTGTTCCGGCACTTTCCAGAACGGACAACCAAACGCCCATTTGCCCGGACTGCGGCATTCGGCAGGCACTGGAAAGCATCGGCGTTTCCATAGAGGAACAGGAGAAAATCCTGTCTGTAATGCACCGAAAGTTCCCCATGTAACCGCCCTGTTTGCCCTGTGTGGGCTTTCAGAGCACTTGCCGAAAAAACTGCCCAAAGTCAAAATCAGCCCCACACAGGCGAACTGTGCGGGGCTTGGTTGGTGGCTGCAATTTTCCGAGATGCCTTTTCCATTGTACTGTATTTTACCATAGAAAAGCAAGTTTATCCAGTGTCAGATCCACCAAATATACAGCAAAAACAACGCCTTATGTTCTGTACATTTAGCCGCTTGCTATACGCCGAAAGGTATGGTAATATACAGTTACCGAAAGGGAAAACAACCAAAAAAACGGAGGAAAAACACAATGGTAGCATACGGAATCGCAAAGGCAAGAGCAATGGCAAACAGAACGGACTGGAACGAAAGAACCGAAATCACAAAGGCGGTCATCACCTGGTTCGATGCGGACTACGAATACGAACTGGAGATTGAAAACGAGGACAGGATGGACAACGAGGAGTTCACCGCATGGGTTGAGGAAAACGCAGAAAGCCTTGTAAAGGCAGATGCCGAGGAAAACGAAACGACCTTTGAGAAAATCGACAGCATCGACTTTACGGAAAAGGAAATCGATGACGATGCCCTTTTCGATGAGGAGTACGAAAACGCCTGCGAATTTGAATGGGAGTGCCAGACCGGACGGTAATCCAAACCCATAACCCAAGACCAAAGCCCCGAAAGGGGCTGCGGCTCGTACAGCCGCTGTGTTGCCCTGTCCGGCGTAGTTTTGTTTCCTCCGAGTGGTTTTTCCTTTTCCGCAAATGCCTCACACAGGGCGACACAGTGGCTCTTGTTTCGTTGGTGTATGATACACAAGAAAGTGCCGAAATTCCATCGTTTTTTCTGTACGTTTAGCGGCTTGCTATCCCTCCGGAAGTATGGTAATATACAGTTACCGCAAGGGAAAAAACAAAAAACGGATGCCCTGAGCCGAGGCAGGATGCTGCCCGAGGCGAACGGGTATGCCGACACAGGATTTTAGGAGGCTGGAACACACAATGGCAAAAACATGGAAAGTAAAAGCGTTGACGGTAACAGGAACAGCAACCGAAAGGGTGGAAAATGGGATTCACATTTACGACCCCGGCAAGCAGGAATGGCTGGTGATCAAAGAGTTTGACGACTTTGAAAAAGCCGAAAACTGGATGACGGATTACATCAGGAAAAACCACTTCTACTACGGCGATTTCAAAATCACACGGTAAGCTTTTCTGCACGCTCCAAGCAGCCCCCAACCTAGGGGGCTGCGACTCGTACAGCCGCTGTGTTGCCCCTGTCTGGCGTAGTTTTGTTTCCTCCGAGTGGTTTTCCCTTTCTCACAAACGTCCCACACAGGGCAACGTGGGACTTGTTTTTTGGGTTGGTATCATACACAATTTTCTGCTTTCATCTTTGTGCAGAATATGCCGGGAATTTCGTTGACTTCTCTCGGCAGTTATGGTAATATACATCATGCCAAGAGGCAAAAACAACGAAAACCGGAGGAAAAAACAATGTGGACAGAAGGAACAATTCAGGTAGGAACAAGCACTTTTCACTACTGGGTGAAACACTATGAGGAGCCTTCCATTTTTGGATATGAGGAAGGCAGAGCCTCGAAAATCTCCCTCCGGCGGAATGGCAAAACGGTGTTCAATTTCGACCGGGGCATGGATATTCCGCCGGAGGATGTGGAAACCGAAACTGCACTGGCGATCCTGCTGAAACAGTACAACTGATTCTTCCAAAACCAAATCCCACAAGCCGGAGCCGAAAGGCTCTGGCGGTCGTACACCTGATTTTTGGTGGTGTATGATACACAAAAAACCGTAGAAATTTCGGCGTTTTTTCTGTTCATTTAGCCGCTTGCGATCCTTGAACTTGTATGGTAACATGGTTACAATGGGAATAGAATCTCGATTACAAAACAGCCCCTTGAGGGCGTTAAAATAAATGATGCAGACTTGCTTTTTGGCAGGTCTTTTTTGTTGGGGGGTGATAACGTGGCAAGATTTAAACCAACCCGCTTTATGGCGGAGAATTCCAAGTATAACAAAAAGGCGGCAGACTATGCCGTCTCTTTTATTGAGTGCCTCAGCCACACCAAAGGCACATGGGCTGGAAAGAAATTTGAACTTCTGGACTGGCAGGAACAGATTATCCGTGACCTGTTTGGGGTTCTGAAACCGAATGGATATCGTCAGTTTAACACGGCTTACATTGAAATCCCGAAGAAAAATGGCAAATCAGAGCTTGCTGCTGCAGTTGCCCTGCTGCTTACCTGCGGTGACGGCGAAGAACGTGCCGAAGTTTACGGCTGTGCTGCCGACCGCCAACAGGCTGCCATTGTATTTGATGTGGCTGCCGATATGGTACGAATGTGCCCTGCCCTTTCCAAACGAGTGAAGATCCTGACCTCACAAAAGCGTATCGTGTACAATCCAACCAACAGCTTTTATCAGGTGCTTTCGGCGGAAGCTTATTCCAAGCATGGCTTTAACATTCACGGGGTAGTGTTCGATGAACTGCATACGCAGCCGAACCGAAAGCTGTTTGATGTTATGACAAAAGGCTCCGGCGATGCGAGAATGCAGCCTTTGTATTTCCTGATTACCACAGCCGGTACAGACACCAACAGCATCTGCTATGAAGTTCACCAAAAGGCAAAGGACATTCTGGAAGGCAGAAAGCATGACCCTACCTTCTACCCTGTCATTTATGGTGCAGAGCAATCCGATGATTGGACAGACCCGAAAGTCTGGAAGAAAGCAAATCCGAGTCTTGACAAAACCATCGGCATGGACAAGGTTGTGGCTGCGTGTAATTCTGCCAAGGAAACGCCCGGTGAGGAGAACGCTTTCCGACAGCTGAGACTGAACCAATGGGTAAAACAGGCTGTCCGCTGGATGCCTATGGAAAAATGGGATGCGTGTAAATTTGCTGTCCATCCTTCGAAATTGGAAGGACGTGTCTGTTACGGCGGACTCGATCTTTCAAGTACAACCGATATTACGGCATTTGTGCTTGTGTTTCCGCCTACGGATGAGAATGACAAATACAGCATTCTCCCATACTTCTGGCTGCCCGAGGAAACCCTCGACCTGCGAGTCCGCCGTGACCATGTGCCGTATGACGTGTGGGAACAGCAAGGATATATTATGACCACGGAGGGAAATGTTGTGCATTACGGCTTTATCGAGAGTTTCATTGAAGAACTTGGCAAGATTTACAACATCCGTGAGATCGCATTTGACCGTTGGGGTGCGGTGCAGATGTCGCAGAATTTGGAGGAACTTGGATTTACTCTTGTGCAGTTCGGGCAGGGTTACAAGGATATGTCACCACCGACCAAGGAATTGATGAAACTGACTCTGGAACAGACCCTTGCCCACAGCGGACACCCCGTTCTTCGGTGGATGATGGATAACATTTTCATCAGGCGTGACCCTGCCGGAAATATCAAGCCGGATAAAGAAAAATCCACAGAGAAAATTGACGGTGCTGTCGCCATGATCATGGCTCTTGACCGGGCAATTCGCTGTGGATGTACTGGGGATGGAACAAGTGTTTATGACGAAAGAGATATGTTGATTTTGTAAGGAGTGAGGAATTATGCGTATTTTGAGAGGATTTTTTCGGGGACGAGATCACCCGAAAAACAGCTACGACAGTCCCAGCTACAGTTACTTCTTCGGACGTTCCAACAGTGGTAAGCGAGTTAATGACCGCACTGCCATGCAGCACACAGTGGTTTATGCCTGCGTGAGGGTTCTGTCCGAGGCTATTGCACAGCTGCCGCTTCATGTGTACAAATACACCGAAAATGGAAAAGAGCGAGTGCCACGGCATCCGCTCTATTTTTTGCTCCACGATCAGCCAAATCCGGAAATGACATCTTTCGTATTCCGAGAAACCTTAATGTCCCATCTGCTGATCTACGGCAATGCCTATGCACAGATCATCCGAAACGGCAGGGGTGATGTTATCGGACTGTATCCATTGATGCCCGACAAGATGAAGGTTGACCGTGATGAGAAAAACCGCTTGATATATATTTACAGCCGTTATGATGAAGCCAACCCAAACTTGAAACAGCAGGGCGATATTGTCCTGCAGGCAGAAGATGTGCTGCATATTCCCGGACTTGGGTATGACGGCGTGCGCCCAGATAGGGCATAGTGAGAAGTAGAAAGATGGTACTACCATGCAAGACAACGTATGAAATAACCTGTTTTATCGGAAGATGAAAATCGACCGGGAGTATAGC